AAATCCTAAACCGCATTGGCGCGATGAGCGTTGAGCAGATTCAACGAGAGGAAGATTTGATTCCAAATGAAAGTTAATATCCCAATGGTCGTTACAGCGGCCGACACAATTAAACGCACCATAACTGGAACTATTGTGACTTGGAATGAGCAAGGCAATACTTCAGTTGGCCCAACAGTCTTTGCAGCTGATTCAATCGAAATGAAGCCAGTTAAGTTGCTTCTTGAGCACGACCGCACTCGCCCAATCGGCAAGATGGTCTCTCACAATGTAACTAAGTCTGGCATCGAAGCTACTTTTAAGATTGCCAATACTATGGCTGGAGAAGATGCCCTAATTGAAGCAACTGAAGGCCTACGCGATGGATTTAGCGTTGGAGCTCAGATTAACGAATGGACAAACAACAAAGGCATTATGCAGATTACTTCAGCAACCCTAGATGAAGTTTCTCTAGTTACTGATCCTGCAATTGATTCTGCTCGCGTAAGCGAAGTAGCAGCTTCTGAAAATGAAGCACCAAAAGAAGATTCTGATTTAGCAACCGCTGATTCAGAGAACCCAAACGAAGGAGACCAAGTGTCTGACACTACTGCTCCTGCTCCTGCCGTTGAAGAAGCGGTTGAAGCAGCTAAAGCAAATATGGTTGAGGCGTCTCGCCCAGCCTTTTACACAGCACCTCGCCTTGAATTCACAAAGGCAAAATATCTTGAGAATAGCGTTCGCGCTAAGCTCGGTGATGACGCTGCTCGTCAGTATGTTATGGCAGCAGATGACACCACTTCAAATAACGCTGGCTTGATTCCTACTCGTCAATTAACCGAGGTAATCAACCCACTATCAAATGCTGATCGTTCAACAATTGATGCAATCTCTCGCGGAGTCCTACCAGATGCTGGTATGAGCTTTGAGATTCCAAAGATTACAGCCGTCCCAACAGTTGAAGATGAGAACGAAGGCGATGCAATTGTTGAGACAGGAATGACCAACAGCTTCCTAACAGTAAATGTTAATAAGTATGCAGGTGGCCAGACCTTCTCCGTTGAACTTCTTGACCGAAGCAATCCAGTATTCTTTGATGAGCTAGTCCGTCAAATGGAATATGCCTATTCACTTGCAACAGATAAATTTGTTGCTGCTCAACTTCTTGCTAATGGTCAATTAGCACCAACAGCTCAAGCAAATAGCGCGACAGGCTTGCTTGGCTTCGTTGCTGAAGCAGCTGCTGAAGTTTATGCTGATTCTCTTGGATTTGCTCGTAACTTAATTGTGACACCTGAGCAATGGTCAAAGATTATGAGCTACAACGATTCAGGCCGTCCAATCTACACAGCTTCACAGCCTCAAAACGCAGGTGGAGCAGTAAGCCCACAAAGCCTTCGCGGAAATGTTGCTGGACTTGATCTATATGTATCTCGCGCACTTGGCATCAACCAGAGCGCAGCTCCAACTGGAGATGGAACAATGGTTGTAATCAATCCTGATTCTTACACTTGGTATGAATCCAGCAGATTCCGTCTGCAGACAAATGTGGCTCTAAACGGCCAGATTGAGGTTGCTTACTACGGCTACGGCGCACTTGCCGTTAAAGTTGCAAATGGTTCTTGCCACTTCAACTTAACCTGATAAAACCCTAGTAGTGACGGCCAGTCCGCTCCCGAGCTGGCCGCTCACCTAACTGCTTGAAAGGATGACGAAATGCCAACGATAGTTACAGCCACAGAGCTTAGGACGATTCTTGGCGTTTCGTCATCCCTATATCCAGATGCTTATTTAAACGATATTGTCGATGCTTCAGAAAACTTGGTTTTGCCAATGCTGGTGACATTCCAGAGCAAGATAAATAAAGTCAAGCTTGAGGATAATGTCGCTTACTTTGAAACCGCAACAATTCAAGAATTCACAGAAGGCCAATCCGTAATTATTACTGGCTGCGGATCACCATTTAACGGCACTCACACAGTATTAGCAGATGAGTTATCAGATTATGTCTTTACAGTCGCAATCACCAATGCAGATATATTGGAAAAAAATGTTATCCCAGCAGGAAACGCTGCGCTCTCTGGACTATCAACCTATGTCGGAAATGCCAATGCTGAAGCTGCAATTCTGGCTATCTCAGTCGAAATCTTCCAAGCTAGAACAGCCGCTGGTGGATCAATAGAAGGCATAGATTTTGCAGTAACTCCTTACCGCCTATCCAAGAATTTACTTGCCAAAGTAACTGGCTTACTTGGCCCATACCTTGATGTAGAGACGATGGTTGGTTAATGCCATCAACAATTGCCACAGATGTTAGAGGCGCTATAAAGACTGCGCTTGCTGGCGTAGCTGCCAACATTTACGACTCAGTTCCTGAAGCGCCTATTGTCCCAGCAATTATTGTTATTCCAGACTCGCCCTATATGGAGCTTGAAGTCTTGGGAAAAGCCACAACTAGAGTTAAATTAAATTACACCATCACCGCTTGCGTTGCGTATTTCAGCAATGCCGCTGCTTTAGATAACTTAGAGCAAATGGTCATCAGTATTCTTGGCGCATTAAATGCGTCCAAGTATGAGTTATCAATAGTCGAAAGACCTTCGGTAACCGAAGTAGGAACTACTACCCTGTTAGTTTCAGATATACGCTTGAGCGTCCGCTACGAGCAAACCGCATAGGAGACCCAAATGCCAACAACAGTAATAACTGGGCGCGATGTGACATTCACACTCGATAGCGCTGCTTATGACGCCCAGACAACTAGCGCAGTCCTAAGCTGCGACACAATTATAGAGACCTATCAAACTCTTGATGGTCGCGCTTATAAGTCCGTAGATAAGCAATGGACTTTCACAATTGAGTTACTTCAGGATTGGGGAGCTGCAAGCTCTCTATTTGAAGCAATGTGGACAGATGCAGAAGCTGCACCAAACACAGCACTCAGCGTTTCATTTACTGCAATAACTGGCGCAGTATTTGCTTTCACAGTATTGCCAATCTTCCCAACTGCTGGCGGAGCTGCTCCTGGAGCACTCACCGACACTTGGACGATGACAGTAATTGGAACACCAACAGAGACCTTCAGCTAAGAGATCGGAGCATCGGGAGCTATGAAAATTTCAATCACAATTAAATACAGCTCAGGCGAATCAGCTACTTACCAAGCTGGCTTGCCAGAATGGGCTAAGTGGGAACGCAAAACTGGTAAGTCGATTTATTCGATGAAGGATATAACGGCTTACCAGCAAGCGGACTTCTTAGACCTTGCCTACTTTGCGTATAAGCGCGAAGCAGCAGGGAAGCCAACCAAGTCCCAAGAGATTTGGGAGCTGACAGTTGAGGAAATGACGATTGGAGATGAAAGCCCAAAAGTTACGAGCCCGGAAGCATCAACCGACTAATCATCGAGATTGCTATCGCAACTGGGATTCCAATGCCTTACTGGACAGATATAGACCAAGTATTAACGGCCATAGATATATTAAAGGAGCGTAGCGGTGGCAGATGAGTTACCAATCAGCTATGACAAACGCGAACTCCGTTCAATCATTTCCGCATTTAAAGCGATGGATGACGAAGCCATTAGCCAAGCTAAACGGGAATCTAGCGCGCTGGCTACTTACGCAGCAAATGAAATCAAAGCCTATGCGCTTACAAGGACCTTTGGTCAAGAAGCAGTTAGAAGAATTGCAACTGGCGTTAAAGTCTCGGCAAGTTCTAAAATCGGAGAGTTCTCTTACGGCTTTGCAAGTCAGCGCTTTTCTGGTGGCGGTAGCACACAAAAACTCTGGGCGGGTTATGAATTTGGATCTAATCGCTTGCGTCAGTTCCCGAGAAGAACACCCAGCAAAGGTCGAGGCAATGCTGGCTACTTTATCTACCCAACCCTTCGTAAGATTCAGCCTGAATTGATTAAAAAATGGCAAGATGCCTTTTCCAAGATATTGAAAGAGTGGGATAAGTAATGTCTGGCAGTAGAACACTTAAACTTTCAATCCTTGCAGATGTTGATGATTTAAAAAAGAAGCTTGATACTGGGTCGAAAGAAGTAGAAGGCTTTGGCGGTAAGTTAGAAAAGTTTGGCAAAGTAGCAGCGGTTGCATTTGCAGCGGCAGCAGCAGCAGCCGCAGCCTACGCTGGCAAGTTAGCAATTGAAGGTGTCAAGGCCGCCATCGAAGATGAGGCTGCCCAACTTAGATTAGCCAACGCTCTTAAAAATGTTACTGGCGCAACCAATGACCAGATAGCCGCGATAGAGCAACAAATCCTAAAGACTTCGCTGGCTACTGGCGTTGCTGATGATCAACTACGACCAGCCTACCAACGCCTAGCTATAGCAACGGGCGATGTTACAAAATCGACAGATTTGCTCAAACTAGCTTTAGATATATCAGCGGCTACGGGTAAAAGTGTTGAGGCAGTATCTAACGCTTTGGGTAAAGCCTATGAGGGAAATACTGGCGCTTTGGGGCGTTTAGGTGTAGGCCTATCAACTGCTGAAATTAAGTCTCTTGGTCTTGAAGGGACAATGCTTAAACTTGCAGACACCTTTGGCGGTGCAGCTACAACTCAAGCCAACACTTTTGAAGGTCAATTGGCTAGATTACGGGTTGGCTTTGATGAGGCTAAAGAATCTATCGGCGCTCGGTTATTGCCAATTTTGCAACAGACTTTAGATTATGTAGTTAATACTGCAATACCACAATTTATTAAATTTAAGGATAATGCACTCAAACCAATTCAAGACGCAATAGAAAACAACAGAGAAGGCTTTGAGAAATTTGTAGCTTTCTTAAAAAACTTTGTCATACCAATATTGATTAACACTTTTGGTAATGCACTAGAGACAATTGGCAAAGTAGCAGGGGCTACTATAACAATTATCTCAAAAGTAACTAGTTTTATTAGTAGTGCGGTCGGTGCAGCAATAGATGGCATAAATGCTCTTATCAGAGCCTATAACAAAATTCCTTTGCTGCCAGATATTTCTACAATATCTAAACCATCATTTGCGCAAAGTAATTCTACTGGTGCTAACACAGTTACAGGTGGATCGTTACCATTTGGATTTTCAGCAACAAGTGGGACTTCGTCAGTCCCAAATGTCGTTACTCCTACCTTTACAACTCCGAGCACACAATCATCTGCAAATCCAAATGTCACAGGCACAATGCCTAGCTTCCCATCTGGATTAAGTGGCGCTAATTTAGCTATTCCAACTAACTTTGATGTCAGCAATGTGCGTAGAGGCGATGCAGCTGGCCAACCTATTACTATCAATGTTAATGCCCCAAGCGCCATAGATGAAGAAGGATTTACTAGAGCGGTTGTATTAGCTTTAAACAATAGCAACTCTCGAACTGGGGCTGGCGCACAACAACTTGTGGGCCTATGACAATTTGGAATCCTACTTATCGCGTTAAAGTTGCTGGCACTACAGTCACCAACGCAACTCTAAGCGGTCTTACAATTACTTCAGGCCGAACCGATATTTATACCCAAGCAGTTGCAGGTTATTGCAATGTCACCTTGATTGAGACTAGTGAGACATCAGTTCCATTTGAGATAAATGATGCAGTTACAATAGAAGTGCAAGATTCTACTGCAACTTATGTCAATCTTTTTGGCGGGTTTATTACCGATTTAGGCATTACAGTTCAAACCTCTGGATCAACTGCTACCAGTCAGCAGATAAAAATAGTTGCAGTAGGAGCTTTAGCTAGATTAAATAGAGCCGTATATGTTGGTAACTTTGCGCATCAATTTGATGGTAATCGCTTATTAGAGTTGTTAAGCACATTACTTTTAAATCAATGGAATGAAGTGCCAGCAGCGGAAACCTGGGATGGTTATGACCCAACGACACAATGGCTTGATGCTGAAAATACTGGTTTAGGTGAGATTGACACTCCTGGCGATTACGAGTTACATTCCGAGACAGGATTAAACGACACAATTTATAATCTAGCTTCTCGCTTTGCAACCAGCGGATTAGGTTATTTATATGAGGATAATCAAGGAAGAATCTCATATGCAGATTCGACTCATAGAAGTCAATATCTTGGCACTTATGGCTATGTTAATCTTGATGGCAATCACGCGGTAGGGCCAGCTCTTTCTATAGTTAAACGCTCTGGCGATGTTCGCAACTCAATCACTCTTGGCTATGGAGTTGGTAGTGCGGAAGTTACCGATGAGGATTTAGAATCTATTGAGCTTTATGGCGAGTTAGCTACCTCTATAAAAACTACCCTTAGACATTCGGCTGATGCTGCCGATCAAGCTGCCTTTTACTTGGAAATCCGAGCATATCCACAATATGCTTTTAGGCAGATTACTTTCCCAATGGGCAATCCTGAAATTGACGATACTGACCGAGATGCTTTGCTTTCGGTGTTTATGGGTATGCCTTTAAATATAGAAAATTTGCCCAACAATATGGTTGATGGCCGCTTTCAAGGCTTTGTAGAGGGCTGGACTTGGACAGCAGGTTTGAACAATCTCAGCCTCACCATAAATCTATCGCCGCTTGCATTTAGTCTCCAAGCGTATAGATGGGAGCTAGTAGGTGTATCAGAGACTTGGAATACAATCAGCCCAACTTTGGACTGGTTAGAGGCTACAATAGTCGCTTAAGGAGAAAAATGGCCAATACAACGAATTACAACTGGGAGACTCCAGACGATACTGATCTGGTTAAGGATGGCGCTGCCGCTATTCG